CTGAAACTGATTCACAGACCCTTACTTATGTTGGTGATACGTTAACAATATCAAATGGTAATAGTGTAACGATACCAACTGGTTCTGATTTACCATCGGGTATAATTAGTGGTAGTTCACAATTACCAGCAAACATAATATCATCATCAGCTCAAATAACAGACTTGGGATTCTTAAAAAATGAAACAGATTCTCAAACATTAACGTTAGCAGGAAATAATTTAAGTATTTCGAATGGTAACACAGTTAATTTATCTGCGTTAGCAGGTGGTGGTGGTGGTAGTGGTACTTCCATTTGGAATACAGGTTCTCAAGACCCGAATACATACACTAAGTTAATGACATCAAATAATTTAGAAGTTACGGGTAGTGTGGACATCAAAGGTGATTTTACAGTAAATGGGCAAAGTATATTTACACAAACATCAGCATCAAATGCTGGAAATGCTATTGTAGTTAATGGTAGAATTAAAGTTTTAGAAGCACAATTAGAAAATTATATCGCATCTGCATCAATTCAAATTGGTAATACGCAAGATACGATAGATTGTGGGGGGTTTTTCTAAACAAACAATATTTATAAGAGATTAAAAGAGTAATAGTACAAACTATACACAAGTAATGGGATAAAAATATGGCTCAAACAATAAAACATAGAAGAGGTTCGGTAGCATCCGTAAGGAATATCACCTCATTTGGAGAAGCAGAGATTGTAATTGGTAGTGGTTCGATAGATTCAAAAGTAGATGGACCAATCGTTTATATAGGAAAGCCGGGTGGTTCAACTGCCGCTAACGATTATGTACCGATTTCAAAAATATATACTGGTGCAGGATTACCAGCAGTAGCTACTGCTAATTATGGTACTACTTTAGATGGATTACCATACTACGATACTACTAACAAAAAATTATATTTGTTAGGTGCACATGCAGATGGTACATCAGGACATACTGAGATTACCATAACTACATCATCTTTACAGAACTTTGCAACACAAGTTTCATCTTCAGCAGCAGCTGCAGGGTTTGGTGGTAGTGGTATTTTTGAATCTGTTTCAGCTGTATTATATAAAACTACAAAATCTTTACAAATTACAGGTTCATCTGATATTGCATTAGATGTATCTCAATCTATAAAAGCATTTAACGTAAACGCAGGTAATCCAACATCAAATGCGTGGCAAAGTAATTTAGATGGTTCTTATTTTAACAATTTTGATTCAAATACAGATGTATCTGAAATTTTAAGATTTGTTGCGGGATTATTATCCTCATCAGCAGCAAATCCAACACCAAACACAAAAACATTTAGTAATATTAGTGAAGTAAAGAGTGGTACTAGTACTGGAACGGCACCAGCTGGGTATGTACCACAAGGAAATTCAATAGCTGATATTAATTACTTAATAAATAAAGGATTCGCATCAGTAGGTGGAACATTGTTTCCAGGAAAAACAATTAGAACAAGTACATCATACGCAGTTGGATACTCTTCAGTAGATGCAGGTTCAACATCAGTTCGTTCATCAGCTGATAACGAATTATTTGGATTGGGTTCATTAACAAGTGGTGGAGCTACTGTAGCTAGAGTAAGTGGTTCACATACATTTAAGTTTTTCCAAAATCAAACGGCAATTAATGGTGATACTGCTACTGAAACTTCAAGTTCATCTAGAATTTTATCCCATTCATCATTTGGAACTTCAAATGGTATCACTTTAGCAAAAATTAATACTGTAAATCCAGCAGTTATACCGGCCGCTTTCCAAGATGGTAAATTTGTAAATACACATAACCAAAATTTGGTTAATTGGACAGCACAAACATTAACTTCTGTATCTTCATCAGGACAATATGAAATAGATACAACAATTGGGTTGGCAACTGGTTCTCAAAGTGGATATGTTGAAAAATCACTAAACGAAACTATATTCTATGCACCTGTAAGTAATATCGATTCAAATATTGGTACAAACTCATTAGGAGTTTCAGGTGGAACGGTAACGGCACAAACATTAACATCAGGTTCATTATCGGGAGCACCATTTATTAATGGTGGTACTTGGAAATATGTTGCAACTGCTAGTGGATTATTTGCACCTATGTACGCATCATCAACTTCATTAGTAGATGTAACTATCGGTGGAGCTAGTGGATACTCAATTTCAAATACATCAGGATTGGATACATTATCAACAAATGGTGGTTCAATCCAAACATCAGGAATGGTAACATCAGCCGATGGTACTACTAGAAGAAATAGTGGTACTCCAGTAAGAAACGATATAGTAGAAGTTGATGCAACTTATACAATTAGTGGTACAGGTGATACTTTTACTGAAAGTGGAATTGGTGATACATCATATACATTAACACTAAAAGGTAGAAACAGAAGTGGTACACAATCAACATTAGAAACCAAAACTGTAAACCTTCATACAGCAGGAACATTCGGACAAAATGGAAGTCTTGGTTCAATGGGATATTATGGTGGTGGAAGTCAATCATCGGTATTGGATGAAAGATTTACAAACGAAACTTATAGAAGAGTTATTAGTACATCAACGGCATTATCAAATGCATGGAATAGTTCAACCGCACTAACTCTCGGAGATGGTGAAGGATTGCAGGTTAAGCCAGGTTACTTAGTTAATCCTGAAGGTAACAATGGGTATTTTTATGATGATTCATCATATAACGCATCACATTATAAGTGGTATCTAAGAGAATTTGAAACATCAGCTGGAAATAATAAAGGTACTTTAACAATTAACTTAGACCCTAATTCATCATCCGATTTAGTAACGTGGGATAGTACAGCGGCTAACAAAATAGCAGTTGGTGTTATATTTGAAGCTACTGATTCAAAAATCTTTGATGCAGTAAAAGGTAATCAATCGTATGGTGGTTCTTTGAACTCACAATCGAGTGGAAATAACAACCCATTTAGTGATTCGGTTGATGTTGTTGGTGATTTTTCATCATTTACTAATTCGAATGGTACATTAACTTTAGGATTGAATAACGCAGGTGGTCAAACTATTAACTCATCAAATTCAAAAATTTGGTTATTAATTAGATATAAAGGTGAACCATCATATACATTGGAACGCATACAGGTTTCAGTATCGTAATAAAGAGGAATAAAAATGGCATATAATACAAGTAACAGGTCGGAAAGATTACTACAAGGTAGAAGATTTACAACGGATAATCTATCACTTACTCAGGAAGCATTTACTGATGTATTTGATTTAGGAGCAGGTGAGATATTTACAGATGATGGTCTTATTCCTACGGGAAGTACACAATTAGCATATAGTGGTTCATCTCAGAATGGTGCTATTGTATCGGGTAGTGTTGTTAACCCATCAATCGAAACTGATGTAAACGTACTAAAATATCACTATAGAAAAAAATTAAAACAAGCGGCAGATGGGCAAAGAGAAGTTTATTACTTTACAACTTCAGACCCATCATCTGTTTCAGATACAGTAACATCCGACCAACTTATCGAAGCAGACCAGCAAACTAATTTTGTATCACCAAAATATATTATCGCAAGTGATTCACCAAATAATACTGAGAGTTCTACTCCAGGTTATAAAGTTGTAGTATATAAAGATACATCAGCTACGGCAGGAAGTATTTCATCTTCACCAGCAGACCCTTCTCATTATGTATTCGATTTTAAAACAGGTGTTTTAACTTGGGTATCAAACGCACCATCCTCAAATCAATATGTTTATATATCAGTTTATCAATATATCGGTAGAACACTTCGTTCTCAAATAGATGATGGTTCAATCGGTGGTGGTGGTGGAGCTAGTTCATTCGCTGATTTAACAGGTAAACCAGCTGGGTTGGTTAGTGGTTCATCTCAAATAGTATTAAATAGTGCAGATAAGACAGGTTTTGATACTGCTGATGTAGCAGAAGGTACAAACAAATATTATACAGATGCACGAGTTAAAACTAAGTTAGATACTGAAGGTGTAATTAGTGGTTCAGCGCAAGTAACAATTACAGAATCACAAATTAGTGATTTACAATCGTATTTAACTTCGATACCTAACAATGTGATGAGTTCATCAGCACAGGTAGTAGGTACATTAGCAGGACAGAACATATCAGTTGGTGAATTAACAGCAACTAAAGTTGTTTCTAATGTTATCAGTCAATCTATATCATTTGCTAGTGGTTCTACTATATTTGGTGATGAGTTAACAGATACTCACGAAATAACTGGTTCATTAAGTTTAACAGGGAGTTTTTCGTTTACAGAAATTGATGGTGGAAACTTTTAATAAAAGATTGGGATTCCACAAATGGCAGCTAATAGGATAAAATTAAAAAGAAGTAATACTCAAAATAATGTTCCAAGTGTTGGAAGCTTATCTTTGGGTGAACTTGCTGTCAATACATTTGATGGAAAACTATTCTTCGAAAGGAATAATGGTGAATCATCAATAGAAACAATAGTAACTACAAATGCACAAATTACTGGTTCTATAGAAATGACAGGAGCAGTTACATCTTCATTAACTTTAATTACAAATCAATCTCCAGGTGGGAATGTGTTTACAATTAGAGTTGGTGGAGAAGATAAAGTAACAGTAAATTCAGATGGTACAATGTTGATAAAAGAGGTTTCTACTTTACCTAATTATAATAACACTTCTTACAAAGGAGCATTAGCAGTTAGTGGAAGTAACTTTTTTATATACATTTAACGGAATAAAATAAAACTCTATATTTATAAGAGTAAATAAAAAGAAATTTTAACAGAGAAACTATGAGTTGATTTCAACTCATTTTAAAAAATAGGAGAAAAATTATGGCAGGTGGAGAAGGAGCAGCAACAGGCGGTTGGAAAAAAGTAATCGTATCTGGCTCACAAGCACATTTAGCAGCAGTAACCGCATCCTACTTCGTAGGTGATGGTTCACAATTAACAGGATTAACATCCGCAGCAAACGGACAGTTAAGCATTTCAACGTCAGGAGCACTTAATGGTAGTGGTACATTCACCGCTAACCAAAGTGGTAATTCATCAGTAGCATTATCAGTAGATAACGCAACAACAACAGCAAAGGGTGTTGCATCGTTTAGTTCAGCTAACTTCGGTGTATCATCAGGCGCAGTAACAATTAAAGATGGTGGTGTTGCAAACGCAGAATTAGCAAACTCATCAATTACAATTAATGGTACAGCTATTTCATTAGGTGGTTCAGTAACAACTCCAAATGATAATGACCAATTATCTAATGAGCAAGTACAAGACATAGTTGGTGCGATGTTCACATCCACTAATACTGAAACTGGTATTACAGCAACATATCAAGATAGTACAGGAGATATAGATTTAGTTGTAGGAACTTTAAATCAAGATACTACTGGTAACGCAGCAACTGCAACAGCATTAGCAAGTGGTGCAAGTATTAGAACTAACTTAGCAAGTACATCAGCTGTAAACTTTGATGGTACAACAAGTATTGCTCCAGGTGTAACAGGTACTCTACCTGTAGCAAATGGTGGTACTGGTCTTACTAGTTTATCTACTTTTGTAAGAACAACTGGAACTCAAACAGTTGCTGGTAACAAAACATTTTCAAATAATGTTATAGTTTCCGGAAACTTTACTGTAAACGGAACAACTACTACAGTTAATACTACTAACTTAAATGTAACAGACAAATTCATTAACTTAAATGATGGTGGTTCTGCTGCAGATGGTGGTATTGTTATTGAAGGACAAGGTACAGCGTTTGGTTGGGATGAATCAGCAAGTAGATGGACGTTTGATTTCTCAGGAGCATCTTATAATGATACAACAATAGCATCAGATGCATACGCAGCAGCAGTGGCAATTTCCAAAACAGATACAAACTATCAAAAAATTGGTAACATCCACGTAGATGCAGCTCAAGATGGTAATATTTGGATTTGGGCGTAATAATTATACGTTAAGTTTAATTAAAAAAGTTATATTATGGCAAAAGCAACAACAGTAGCCGAAATTAGGGCTCACCAGAAAAAAGAAGTAGACACTGAAATTGAGTTTAGACCCGAAGAGTTGGAGTTTCTCTTATCTCTTATAGCTAAATCAACTTTTGAGGGGAAAGACGTTCAGATTGTTTATGAAACAGCCGTAAAGATACAAAAGTTAATTAAACCAAAAGTTTAAAATCATAAAACCCCTACATATATAAATGTGTAGGGGTTTTTTATTATAATAAAATATTTTTTAATATTTATAGTAAAACGTTGAACATTTAAAGGAATAAATTATGGCAGGTGGAGAACCAGGTGGACCAACAGGTGGTTGGAAAAAGGTAATTGTATCGGGAAGTGATGCGGTATTAAATAATGTAACTGCAACATCTTTCTCAGGTGATGGTAGTAACCTAACAAATTTACCAACAGGTACATCAGCAAATAACGCAACAATAACAATATCAGCAGGAAATGCGTTAACTGGTGGAGCGGCTTTTACAACAAATCAAAGTTCAAACGAAACAATCACAATCAATCATCAAGATACATCAACTGCATCATCCGTAAATAATAGTGGTAACACTTTTATTCAAGATATCACATTAGATACTTATGGGCACGTTACAGGACTAACTTCAGCAACAAACACAACCGCTGCCGTAATAACGAAGATAGATGGTGCTGTTAACGCAAACGAATTTGCTAGATTTAGTGATGGTAGTACACTTCATGCATTAACTGCTGCTGAAGTTAGAAGTGCATTAAATGTAGCTAATGGGGCAACTAATGTTACCAATAATAACCAACTAACTAATGGTGCAGGTTATACAACTAACAGTGGTACTATAACTGGTGGTGGTTCAAGTGGTAGGATAGCTCTTTGGAATGGGAGTACATCACTTACATCTGATAGTGGATTACTTTATAATGCATCTGCAAATAGCTTAACAGCTACTAGATATTACATTGGAGCGGGTAGTACATCTTCACCAGCATTAGCATACAGTTCTCAAACTAGCACCGGGCTTTATTTTGGTACAAGTTATATGGGAATATCAATTGCTGGTACTCAAAGATTCTATCTGAATGCTAATGGAGTAAGAATAGATGATTCAATAGGTGTAAACGTAACCGCTTCCTCAACTGATGGTAGGATTGATGCTGGTAATGATATTGTAGCATACTCATCATCCGATAAAAGATGGAAAAAAAATGTTAAACCAATCGAAAACGCATTAGATAAAGTATCAAAAATTGGTGGATACGAATTTGATTGGAAAGAACTTACAGAAGAAGAAAAGAAAACTCAGCATGGTAACGAAGGGCATGATGTTGGTGTAATAGCACAAGAAATAGAAGAAGTTCTTCCTGAAGTAGTAACTACAAGAGAAAATGGATATAAAGGTGTTAAGTACGAAAAGATAGTTCCATTATTGATTGAATCAATTAAAGATTTAAAAGCAGAAATTGAAGAACTAAAAGGGAAACTATAATGGCAGTTCCATCAAGTGGTGCACTTAAACTAAGAGGAATTAGACGAGAGATTGGTAATAATAATTACGATTCTACATCTACCTATTCTAATATTAGTTTGAGACAAATGTCTATAGGGAGTAATGGTGAAATCAATACAGCAAACGCTTCAACCGATAGACCTAATAGTTCAGCTCCATATGCTATGAGTGAGTTTTATTCTTATGACCACGATAAAACTACTACTAAAGCGTTTACAGCAAATGGTAGTCCGAACAATACCCAGGTATGTGGAAATACTCCCAATACAACCTATTATCACAATGGAAGTGGAACAAATCCAACGATTGGTGATACAATATACACAAACTCAAGCGGTGCTACAGAAGCAGGAGCAGGATTCTTAGCATTAAGTACAACTACTGGTATTCAAATTAATAGTAGTAGTGTTGTATCTGCAACATATACTTGTAGTGAGAAGAAAAAGTAAAAAATAACATAACTATCTGATAACCAATTGGTTATGATAGTGATAGTGGAACGTGTTGAGTATCAATAACTTACAAAACAAAGTGATTCTTAAAGATTTCCATATTTATATAAAAGATTTAGGAGATAGTAAATGGCAGTAAATATTCCAATATGGCCGGGTTCATCATCTTTCTCAGCTGGTAAAACACCTTTTGGGCATTATGATACCGATACAGAGTTTCAATCATCAGTTGATAAAACGGCTGGGTGGTGTGCTAAGAGATTAGGTTATCCTATAGTTGATATTGAACTACAGGATATAAATTTCTATGCTTGTTTTGAAGAAGCGGTAACAGAATATTCATCTCAAGTTAATCAATTCAACATTAGAGAAAATTTACTTTCATTAAAAGGGCATTCAACTGGTTCTAACTTATCTCAAACCCAACTTAACGCAAATTTAGGTGGATTAGTAACATTAGCAAAAGATTATGGTAGCGAAGTTGGTAGTGGTGGTTCAATAACCTATTATACAGGTTCATTTGAAGCTAAAAAGGGAAAACAAATTTATGATTTAACAAATATAACCGATTCAAGCGCATCTTTAGAAAATGGTGTTGTTGGTACGGATAAATTTGAAATCAAAAAGATGATGCACAACGCACCACCTGCTATGGTTAGATATTTTGACCCGTTTGTAGGAACTGGTTTAGGTTCACAACAAATGATGGATACATTTGGATGGGGTAATTACTCACCTGGTGTATCATTTATGATGCAACCACTTTACGATGATTTATTAAGATTACAAGCGATTGAATTTAACGATAAAGTTCGTAAATCACAATATGGGTTTGATATTCAAAACAATAGAATCAGAATATTCCCTATTCCACAAAATAATTACACAATACACTTTCATTATGTATTGGAATCGGAAAGAAACAACCCAATCGTACAAGCATCAGTAGTATCTGATTACTCAAATGCTAAATATGATAGAATTGAATATAAACACATCAATCACGTTGGTAAAAGATGGATTGAAAAATACACATTAGCGTTAGCTAAAGAAATGTTAGGTGCAGTAAGAGCTAAATTTAGTTCTATACCAATTCCTAACGCAGATGTAACATTAGATGGGGCAGATTTAAGAAGTGAGGCGGCATCTGAAAAAGAAATCTTAATTACAGAGTTAAGAGAAAACTTAGAAGCTACTTCTAGAAGAGCATTATTACAAGCACAGCAAGAAGAATCTGAAGCGATGGAATTAACTCTTAATAGAGTTCCTCGTGCAATTTATATAGGGTAAAAAATGGCACTATTCGGTGGAAAGCGAGATATGGCTTTGTTTAGTAAAATAAACAAAGAACTAATAACGGATATCATAGATACCGAAGTGTATTACTATAAAATTATTATAGATGATACAAATGCTAACTTATATGGTGAAGGTAAGAACAAAGTTTACTATAATCCCGTAAAAATACCAACATTAGTTGATAGAACAAATGCAGAAGCTATATTTGATGAGTTTGGTACATCTTACACTAGAAATGTAAACTTTTACTTTTTGAGAGATACTTTAGTAGAAAAAAATATATTTCCTGAATTAGGTGATGTGATTGAATGGAATGATGAACAACATATTGTAGATGTAACGTTCCAAAATCAATTCTTCGCAGGTAAAAACCCAACTACTTGGGATGGTGGTGATGAGCAAGGATATAGTGTATCTATTATTTGTGAAACGCATGTAGCAAAGAGAAGTCAACTAAAATTAAGAGATGATTTTAGAGTAGGTGTTAATAAAGATAACAATGATTTACCAGTAGGAATCTAATATGGCTCAAAGATATAGAATACAAAGAGATGATAAGGTTGATTTGAAGAGAACCCAAAGTTCTTTTACAGATGACCCTAAATTGGATAAATCCAAGCAAATATCTCGTAGAACTGATGATGTAAAAAACGTTCAGGTTGGTATCTATGATATTGATTTAGCATTTAAGGATTTCTTAGAAAGAGATGTTAAACCAATCATCGAAGAGAATGGTAAGTTTATTCCTGTTCCTGTTATGTATGCATCTCCAGAGAATTGGGCATCGGCACAAAGAGAAGGGTTTTTAAGAGATAACAATGGTAAAGTACAAACACCACTAATCTCATTTAAGAGAAATTCTTTAGATATCAATACAGAATACTCTAAACTTAAAGTGATGACAGATGAAGATACATCACAATCATTTGTAAAGAAGTATTCTAAGGAAAACAGATACGACCAATTTTCTATATTACAAGACCAGAGGCCTGTTGTAGAAAAATATATAGTAGATAGACCAGATTACGTTAATATAGCATATGATGTGATTGTGTGGTGTGATTTTATGGAAGATTTGAATAAGGTTGTAGAACAAATAGTTTATTTTCAAGGTGGTGCGTTTGGGCAAAGATATAAGTTCCAAATAAAAGGTGAATCATACTCATTTGATACAACAAATGGAGTAGGTGAGGAAAGAATTGTTAGAAGTAATGTAACACTAACTGCTAAAGCGTATTTAGTTCCAGAACAGACTGGATTGAAGATAAATACACAAAAAGCATTCGGAACATCGAAGATAGTTTGGAAAACAACTCCTAAAATCTAATCTTTAGAAAAAAATTATCATATTTATATACATAAAAGTATAACAACCAAAAATTTATAAAACTAAAAGTTATGGCAGAAGTAAAAAACATTGAAGAAAAACAAGTTGTTAAAATAGAAGAAAAAGATATCGAAAGAGTTAAAAAATTTCGAAGCGACTTTGCAGAAGTAACTGCTAAATTGGGTGAGGTAGAGGTAGAATTAATCAACGCTATGATGATAGTCGATAATATCAAAATGGCTAAAGATAATTTTGTTAACACATTCAAACAACTAAGAACTGATGAAGTATCATTAACAAAAGAGTTTAATGAGAAATATGGTACTGGTGAGTTTGATATTGAAAACGGAACTTTTACTCCTATCCCATAAATATAATCGTTTTGAGTTTTTTGATGTATTTATAGATATAAATAAAAACCAAAAGAAATTAATAGGAGAATCAAATGGCAGAAAGAATAGTAAGTCCTGGAGTATTTACGAGAGAAAAGGACTTGTCATTTCTACCTCAAGGGATTGGCGAAATTGGAGCAGCATTAATAGGTTCAGCAGTTAAAGGACCTGCGTTCGTTCCAACTAAAGTATCATCTTTTCAAGAGTTTCAACAAGTATTCGGTGGATTGACAGAAGATTCATATCTACCATATACTGCACAAGCTTATTTGGAAGATGCTGGTACTGCAACAATCGTTAGGGTATTAGGACAAGATGGATATACTCTTGAAAATCCAGTAGCATTGACAGTATCATCATCGCATGGTAGTAAAGTAGTAGCAGTATTACACCCAACACATGAAGTGGTATCAGATACAGATGTGTTTGGCACATCAACAATTACAGACCATAATGGTTCATCTGATGTATCAGCATCGTTGTTCTCATTAAAATTAAATGGTTCTGAAGTAACAGAAAAAGATTTTACAGCATCGTTAAATCCAACAAATGATAATTATTTTACTAAATCATTTGGATTTTCACCTAGAGGTTCGGAAGAAGCTTATGTTTTAACAAACTTTAAAACATTCCAATCAGCATCATTCGCTAAATCTGGTGAGATTCCTGTAGTAACAATTGATGTTGCTAAAGATATTGATTATAGTAAAGCATATACGGAAGCATCAACACCATTTATTACATCACAAAAAGTTGGTGGTAACACTACTAACTTATTTAAGTTCCATACCTTATCACATGGTACAGCAACTAACTACGAATTCAAAATCGGTATTCAAGATATCAAACCAGCTGGTACAGTACCAGGTTCTGAGTATGGTTCATTTACTGTAGTAGTAAGAAGAGTTGACCAAGATAAGATTGCTGGTTCACCATTCGTAGGTGTAGTTGATTCAGATATCAGACCTAACTTAGTTGAAACCTTCCAAGGTGTTAACTTAGACCCTGATTCACCAAACTACATTGTTAGAGTAATCGGTGATAAATACATTACTGTAGATGCAGATGGAAAATTATCAACAAATGGTGATTACGCTAACAACTCAGAAAATATTAGAGTTGAAGCTTCAAACGCAGTTAAGAATAAAGCTATTGATGAATCATTAGTACCATTCGGATTTGGAGCATTACAAAATCCATTCGGAAGTAAACTTTCATTACCGAATCCAACGTATGTATCAGCACAACAAATCAATAATTCATACAATCCTAAGAAATTCTACGGATTAGATTTTGATTTTGCAGTAACAGATAATAGAAACTTCTTAGCACCAACTCCTGATTCAGCTACGGCTACAGTAGGTACGGCATTCTACTTAGGTGATTACAACCAAGAAAGTGGAGCTAATTATCCATCATCAGCAGCACCTAATACAGGCGCAATTTCATTGAATGATGCAGTAACTTCTATTAACTCTAGAAAGTTCTTAGTACCATTCCAAGGTGGTTTTGATGGATTCAAACCATCGAGAGTTGTTTCATTAGGAAACGATATATCATCAGGAAACTCACAAGGATATGATTTATCATCTAACACAGCAGCAGGAACATTAGCATACAGAAAAGCAATCAATTCAGTATCTAATCCTGATGAATTTGATATCAATATGTTAGTATTACCAGGTGTTATCCACAGATTACACTCAGCAGTAACTACTTTCGCTAAAGATATGTGTGAAGATAGACAAGATACATTCTTTGTAATGGATGCATCTGCATGGAGTGATTCAATTTCAACGGCTGTTAACGCAGTTCAAGCATTTGATTCAAACTATGTAGCATCTTACTATCCTTGGGTTAAGATACTTAATACTGATAAAAACAAACCAGTATGGGTGCCACCATCAGTTGTACTTCCTGGCGTTATCGCATTTAACGACCAAGTAGCCGCTGAGTGGTTCGCTCCTGCAGGATTGAATAGAGGTGGATTAACTTCAGTAATTGAAGCTAAGACAAGATTGACTAGAGTTGAGAGAGATTCACTTTATGAAGGTAGATTGAATCCTATCGCAACATTCCCTGGTCAAGGTGTTACTGTATTTGGACAGAAAACATTACAAGCTAAACCATCGGCATTGGATAGAATCAATGTAAGAAGATTGTTAATCGCAGTGAAGAAATTCATCGCATCATCTACTCGTTACTTAGTGTTCGAAAACAACACAGCAGCTACGAGAAATAGATTCTTATCAATCGTTAATCCTTACTTAGAATCAATTCAACAAAGACAAGGTTTATACGCATTTAAAGTGAAGATGGATGAAACCAACAACACTCCAGATGTGATTGATAGAAACATTATGGTTGGTGAGATATTCTTACAACCAGCGAAAACAGCAGAGTTTATAGTACTTGATTTCAATGTATTACCAACTGGAGCAGCATTTCCAGAATAGTATAAAATAATTTAGTTCCCCTTTTTTAAGGGGGACTAACTATTTTTTGAAATAAACTATATTTATATTAAAGAATTAGAAACGGAGAAACTAAATGGCACAATTATTAGACCCAACAGAAGTAATGTTCACATCATTCGAACCGAAGATGTCGAACAGATTTATTATGTACATTGAGGGTATTCCAGCGTACTTAATAAAGGCAGCCAACAGACCAGAAATAGGAAATGGTAAAGTTACCATCGACCATATCAATGTTAGAAGATATGTAAAAGGAAGAAGTGAGTGGAGTGATTTAACAATTTCATTGTACGACCCAGTAGTTCCATCAGCAGCGCAAGCAGCAATGGAGTGGGTAAGATTACATCACGAATCAGTAACAGGTAGAGATGGTTACTCCGACTTCTACAAAAAAGATATCACATTTAACAGTTTGGGTCCTGTTGGTGATAAAGTAGAAGAGTGGACATTAAAAGGAGCATTCATTCAAACAGCAAAGTTCTCAGATATGGACTATACTGGTGAAGATTTAGCAACTGTAGATTTAACACTTTCATACGATTACGCAATACTACAATACTAATTTCGGATTGTTATATTTATATATTAGAAATTAAATAATGAGAAACCTCAGCAGAAATGTTGAGGTTTTTTCGTTTAATTAATAATATTTGTATATTTATATATGGTTAACCAATATTAAAATAAGTTTTAAAACGAGAAACGTTATGAGTAAAGAAGAATTACAAGATGATTACAAAGCACCAGTTTCCAATAAGGATATGGTGGAGCTCGCTAAAAAGCAATATGAGCAAAAACAGGTTTCTGATTACAAATTTCCAACAGAAATCATAGATTTACCTTCTAAGGGTCTTATATATTCGAAAGATAATCCTTTATCAACTGGAAAGATAGAGATGAAGTATATGACTGCTAAAGAAGAAGATATCTTAACTACCCAATCTTATATAAAAGATGGTTCAGTATTAGATAGATTATTCCAATCTCTTATTATATCAAATGGTGAAGGTGTTGCGGTAAAGTATGTAGACCTTACTTTAGGTGATAAAAACGCTATTATGATTGCAGCCAGAATCTTAGGATATGGTAAAGATTATGAAGTAGAGATTGATGACCCAACCCAACCAGGTACAAAACAAAAAGAAGTTATTGATTTAACTCAATTTGATGGATTTGAATATGATGGTACGGGGCAAGTAGAACTACATAAGAATGAGTTTGAGTTTGATTTACCACAATCTAAGAGAAAAATTACTTTTATGGCACTGACTGAAAGTAAAGAAAGAAAAATTAAACATCAATTAGAAGCACAAAAGAAAGCATCTAAAAAGATGGGTGATAAAACGGATAGGCAACTAACCATTAGATTAAAAAACACAATCACATCAGTTGATGGAAGTTTCGACCAGAGTGTAATAGATAACTTTGTTAACAATGAACTATTTGCGGCAGATTCAAGGGCTCTCAGAGCGCATATTAGTTCAGTTATACCAGATGTTGATTTAACATATGAATTTATATCTGAAGAGACCGGGGAAAGGAGAGATATGCTACTGCCTATGGATATCGGGTTTTTTTGGCCTCAATCTTAACTATAGACAATTACTGCATTCTCAAATTTTTGATTTAATATTCCACGGAAATGGTGGATTTACTTTTTCGGATGTTTACAATATGCCTGTTTGGGCTAGGAAGTTTTATATTGGTAAAATAATAAAATGGAAAGAAGAAGAAAAGAAAGCATATGATAAAGAATCTCAGAAAGCTAAATCAAAACGAAGATAATTTAATACCCAACAGATTTTTTGATGATTTGTTGGGTATTTCTATATTTATAGAATATAAGAACAACGGGATATACTATTATGAAAACAATAAAAGAATCACAACTTAAAGAATTATTCGAAAAATTCGGATTATCAGAAGGGTTATTTGATATCTTTAAAAAGAAAACTAAAGGTAACGTATCAAAATCCACAAAGAAAAAATTAGCAGCTATAGATAGTGATATAGAAGATGTAATTTCATCTGCTCCTACTGAAGAAGAAAGAAAAGCACTAAAAGATATGGCTGATTTCTTAAAAGGTGCAAAATACTTATAATATCAATATTAAGGGTTTAACGAAATGGCTTCTGAAAAACAGAGATTACAATACGCACAACGAAGGGCTGAATACTTAGCTAAAGAGACTGCCAAGTTAGAAGAGCAAGTTAATCTTTCTCAAAAGTTAACATCGTTTGCCAAAACGGCTCAAGAACGTGCATCAAAATCCAACAACTTAAACCAAAAAGGTCTTGATATTCAAAAAAAAATATCTTGAATCTATTAAAGAAACAACAAACTCCAAAGATGCGTTAACAGCCATTGATACAGCTATTGCTGATTTACTAAAGGAACAAGCCGTAACAGGTACTGAAATAAATTCAGAATTATTAGCACAGTTAGAAAGAATGAGAGGCGTTCAAACTTTAATTGTTGAACGTAATAAGGCAGAAGAACAGATTCAAGCAACAACAAAGAAAACTAAAGATAATCTATATGGTTCTTTAGGTACTTTAGGTGAAATGTTAAAAACTGGTACTGTATTAGGTGCTTCTCTGGCTCTATTAGAATCAGTCACCAAAGGAATACAAGAAGGATTTAAAAACACATTAGGATTTGCAGCAGAACTTACATATGAAATAGGGTTATCAGCTGATGAAGCAGGAAGAGTAACTTCTGCAACAATTGGTGCACAAATTCAGAATATGAGATTCTCTCAAGAAGAATTAAATACTGCGGCAAAAGAGTATGTTGATATATATGGTACTGCTGGGGGGTTAACCGCAGATTTAATAGGAAACATAGCAGAGTTACAAAAACTTACAGGCGATTCCGCATCCGCAGTTCAGTTAGAATCTATATTCAGTAACGCTAGTGGTGATGCTGGTGTGATGACTGATACCATAAAAGAACTTGCTAAGAAAGAAGGTATAGCCGCATCTGCCGTTATGAAAGATATGGCGGGTAATATGGAGAATTTAGTTGGTGCATCTGAAGAAGCATTAGAAGCATTTGCTAAACAAAACATAGAATTGAGGAAGCAAGGCCTCAATATGGAAAAATTAGAATCTATAGCTGATAATATGTTAGATATAGAAGGTTCTATGAAAGCTCAAGCAAAAGCCAGAGCTATGTTAGCAGGAAAATTAGGACAAGATGCGTTTAAAGGTGTAGATGGTATCCGAGCTCAAGCATTGGCATATAAAAATGGTGAAATGAACCTCAAAGAATTTGGCCACTCGATAGAAAAGATGTTAATATCACAAGAAGATTTCAATGAGTTAGGACCTCTTGGTATGCAACAATACGCTGCTATGGTTGGTATGACTAAAAAAGAATTACAAGAAGTTTATACTCAACAAAACGCTGTTGCGAATCAAATTACTCCTGATTGGGTAGATTCAACTATAGGTTACTTAGGTGAAACTTGGAGTGGAATGCCAGGATTTCTTAAAGAAGCAACCACTGGGATACTCGGATTTATAGCACAATACTCAGTTCTATCAGCTATGCAAGGTGGTGGATTTACTGGCGGTATTAAAAATATGTTTGGTATGGGTGGTGGTGGCGGTGATGTATCACAAGATGTTGCAAATACAAATCAAGGTGGTGGTGATGTAGGTGGAGCAGCTGAAGGTTCTGGTGGTGGATTAAAATCACTAGCCGAAGGTTTGAGAGAAATGGGTGATGGTAAAGTATTGGCGGGTGTTGGTGTTGTTGCATTAGCAGGACCTGCTTTCGTTATGGCACTTCCAGCAATCCCATTTTTATTGTTTATGGGTAAAATTAAACTAAAAGCATTAGAAGAAAACTTTACGGGATTATCATCTGGTTTACAATCAATGAGTCAAGCGGCGGTTGGTGCGTTAGTAATGATGTTGGTAGGGCCGGCATTAGCATTAGGATTATTAGCATTACCATTTTTACTATTTATGTCTATACCCGGCTTAGGACCGATAATTTCAACAAACTTCACCGCATTAGCAGCAGGTTTAGCGGCATTTGGTAATCCAGCAACAGCATTATTTGTATTAATTGGAATTGGTTTGATGGCGGCATTGGGTGTGGCTATGATTCCATTCGCATTTGCATTATCTTTACTAACACCATTATTAGAAGCATTTGGTACTATTGTAGTAAATGTGATGAGTGCGATTCCACCTATTATTGGAGCTATAGCTGATGGATTTGTAACAATGTTTACAGCAATATCTCCAGAAAATGTATTAGGAATGATGATGTTAGGGCCAGCACTACTATCAGCATCAGTTGGTATGATTGCATTTTCAGCAGCGTTAGCCGTTGGTGGTATAGCATCATTCTTTGGTGGTGGTGTGATAGACCAAATAAAAGAACTATCAACAATTGGGCCTGGAGTTGCCGCAGCAGGTGAAGGATTAGCAGAGGTAGCTACACACGTAGCAATTCTTACAAGTTCTTTAACTGGATTAGGAAGTTTAGTATCACCATTATATGCATTAGGTGGTGGGTTAATGTCTATAAGTGCAGGATTAACTACTATGGCATTTAGTGGAATGATGGCAATTCCAATCATCGGAGCATTGATGGGATTAGCAGCTGTAGCTCCCGCATTAGAAGGGTTAGGAAACTTCTTTGGAATCGGTGGTGATGATAGTGGAGATTCTGATTCAGAATTATTAGATGAGATAAAAGGATTGAGAAGTGATTTACAAGCTCAACCAATAGTATTAAACATTGACGGTAAAGCAGTACATCGAATTACTAGAGTACAGAGTAGACAGGCCGTAAGTACAAGAGGAATGGCATAATGGCGCTTAAAGATTTAAAATCGGATTTATCAAAATTTAGAATGCCAAAGAAAGACCCGTTGGTATCTAAAGAAAGAGTTGATGTTAATAAGAACTTAAATAAAACACCATTAAGTTCTATGGTAGATTCAGCGCCAAAGATTCCACGTTCTCAAACTACTACTAATAAAGAAGGTGTAAATCCACAAAAAGTAAATCAATCAGAAAAATTTAAAGGTGAGACAACACCTCAACCTATGGATAATTCAGAAAAATTCAAAGGTGAAACAACTCCTAAACCAATGAGTTTAGAAGAACGATATTTAGGGCAAACAGACCCAACATTGGTTAATCAATCTGAAAAATTCAAAGGTGAAACATCACCAACCCAAATGGATAACTCAGAAAAGTTCAAAGGTGAAACATCACCAAAGGAAATGAACAACTCTGAAAACTTCTTAGGTGAGACTACTCCTAACGAAATGAACAACTCAGAGCAATTCTTAGGGGAAACTACTCCTAAACCAATGAGTTTAGAAGAAAGATTCTTAGGTGAAACAAATCCTACAGAAATGAACAACTCAGAGAAATTCTTAGGGGAAACTACTCCTAATGAAATGAATAATTCTGAACAATTCTTAGGTGAAACAACACCCAATGAATCAGATAGAAGTTCTAAGTTTTTAGGTGAAACTACTCCTAATGAAATGAATAACTCAACTCAATTCTTAGGTGAAACAACGCCT